CAGCCTGCCCACAATCGTGAAATGGCTGCCCACGATGCCGTGAAACGCGTGCCCGAGATCGCGCGAAATCACTGCCCAGCTTCCGCGAAATACGCACATCGCAGCCAAAATTGCAAAATGCTGCACCCAGCCGGTGAGGTATGGCAGGCCTGCGGGGATGCCTTCTTTCCGCTGGGTCTGCGCACTAATGGTCCAGGCCTGCCATTTCTCGATCGCCTGAATGATCGCGGCTTCATTGTTCGTGGCGCGGCCTTTCAACGCGTCAATCACATCATCGGCAAAATGCCGGCCCATGGAGCTGTCCAAGAAATCCCGAATGCCTGTCATCTCATCCTCGGAACCAGCGCCTGTTGCCAAACCAATGAAGGCAGAGGTTACCGTCCAGACCTGATCTGTCGGGCGATCCCGTAAGGCGCATGCAGTCATCTGCCCATAGAACCCATAAGCCTCGTTTTGACTGGAAAGAACCAACTCGCTCATTGCTTTGCCTCCGCTTCCGCCCAGGCTCCATCGTGCCAGACGTACAAGTAGCCAAAGGCGCGGGTTGCTCGCGGCAAGACCACTGGCGCCCGCGGCGGATCGAAACAATCCAGCGCCTCGGCGCTGACCTGCCGGATTTCCTGGGCGGCAAGGATGTCGTCGGGCGTCCATGCGGCTAGCGCGGGAAGCATGTGTTCGGGGTAGCCGTCGTAATGGCAGTAAACATGCGCCCATTCTTCGGGCCCAGCCTGAATGGCGATCTGTGCGCGGGTGCTCATGGGATCGCCCTCACTTCTGCTGTCGGGTCAGCGCGAGGAGGACCGCCGCCATGCCGCCCAGATATTCGCTTCGGCGGAACACGATCTCGTCGATGTGGCAGGCATTATTGATCTCGGGGTCAACCGCGAGATCGTCTGCCATATGCGGCATCAGGCGTTTGGCTTCGGCATTGTAGCGGGTGGCAAGGGGCATCTGTGTTTCTCCAATCAGGCAATTTGCTTGATATGAGAATCGCTCTAAGCGGAAGTGTAATCAACTCAAATAGGCAGGCTTTTCTGTTTATTTACAATACATTGAGGCCAATCCAATCGCCATGGAAGGTATGTCCGAGCGCGCCTATGCCGAGCATGCGAGGATTTCGCGTGGCGCTGTCCAAAAAGCCCGCAAAAACGGGAGGCTGGTGCTTTGCGCCGATGGTTCGATCAATGCCGCCGCATCCGATGCGCGGCGTGGCTCAGCGACAGATCCGGATCAACAGATGCGCTCACGCGGTGGCATCAGTGTCGCAAGTGAAGGGCCTGCGCCTGCAGTCTCAGGCCCTGGCGACAGCACGTCTTATATCAAGGCGCGCACCGCGCTAACGGTCTACCAGGCTCAGGAACGCCAGCTCTCGATCCAGCGCAAGAAAGGCGTGCTGGTCGATCGGGCACGCGCCGAGACGCTGGTGTTTCGCCTGGCCCGCCAGGAGCGCGATACTTGGGTCACCTGGCCAACACGCGTGTCCGCTCTGATGGCCGCACAATTATCCGCAGAGATGGAGAAAGATGCGGGGGTGCCCGTGACGATCGAGACTGCGATCCTGCAAAGGGTGCTGGAAACCCATGTCCGAGAGCAGCTCGACGCCCTGGCAGACCTCAGGGTCTCGCTTGAATGAGGGGGAGAACACATCTGATCTGACCGAGGGCCTCGATCTCGCCTTTGACGGCGCCGAGGATATCCTGCGTGTCTGGCAGCGCGGCATACGGCCTGATCCGGATCTGACAGTGTCGCAATGGGCGGATGCGCACCGCAAGCTGTCCTCGCGCGCCTCCGCCGAACCCGGACAATACCGCACAACGCGGACGCCTTATCTACGCGCGATCATGGATGCGCTGTCACCAAACCATCCGGCACAGCGGGTCAGCTTCATGAAAGCGGCCCAAGTCGGGGCGACGGAGGCAGGGAACAACTGGATCGGTTTCGTGATCCATCACGCGCCGGGCCCGATGCTGGCGGTGCTGCCTACTGTGGAGATGGCCAAGCGGACCTCTCGGGGGCGGATCGATCCGCTGATTGAAGACAGTCCGGCGCTGAAGGAGCGCGTACAACCTGCCCGTTCGCGCGATGCTGGCAACTCGATGCTTTCGAAGGAATTCCCAGGCGGCATTCTGGTGCTGACCGGTGCGAACAGCGCGACGGGCCTGCGCTCGATGCCCGCACGGTATGTGTTTCTGGATGAGGTGGACGCCTATCCTGCCTCGGCAGACGAGGAAGGCGATCCGGTCAGCCTGGTTGAGGCTCGCACCACCACCTTCGCGCATCGGCGCAAGGTGTTCATGGTCTCGACCCCCACGATCCGGGGGCTGTCGCGCATCGAGCGGGAATTCGAGGCAAGCGATCAGCGGCGCTACTTCGTGCCGTGTCCGCATTGCGGCCATATGCAATGGCTGCAGTTCGAGCGGCTGCGCTGGGACAAGGACCGGCCAGAAACCGCGACCTATGCCTGCGAAGGATGCGATCAGGCAATTGCCGAGCATCACAAGACGCAGATGCTCGAGCGCGGCGAATGGCGGGCAACGGCGACCAGTTCTGACCCGAACGCGATCGGCTTCCATCTCTCGGCGCTCTATTCGCCGATCGGCTGGAAAAGCTGGGAGCAGATCGCGCGGGATTGGCTGGCAGCCCAAGGCTCGGACGAGATGCTGCGCGCAGCGCGCAACACGCTTCTGGGCGAGACCTGGGTTGAAAGCGGCGATGCGCCAGAATGGCAGCGATTAGCAGACCGACGTGAGGTGTTTGCCGCTCAGGTGCCCATGGGCGGGTTGTTCCTGACTGCCGGTGCCGACGTCCAGAAGGACCGCATCGAGGTCGACGTCTGGGCTTGGGGCCGCGGCCTCGAAAGCTGGCTCGTCGATCACATCGTGCTTCCGGGCGGTCCTGGTGATCCGGCCTGCTGGCAAGCACTGACAGAGCTGCTCGGTCAAACCTGGGTGCATGAGAACGGCGCGGTGATGCCGCTTGCCAAGCTGGCCATCGACACCGGGTATGAAACCGCCGCGGTCTACGCCTGGGCGCGGCCGCAGGGGATATCGCAGGTCGCGCCAGTCAAAGGTCTCGAAGGGTTCAACCGGGCGACTCCAGTGTCGGGGCCGACCTTTGTCGATGCGACCGTGAATGGGCGGAAGCTCAAGCGTGGGGCGCGGCTCTGGACGGTGGCTACGGCTACCTTCAAGGCGGAGACCTATCGCTATCTGCGGATAGAGCGGCCCTCAGATGAAGAACGCACGCTAGGCGTGCATAACCCGGCGGGCACGATCCACCTGCCCGATTGGGCCGACAGCGAATGGCTCAAACAGTTGGTGGGCGAACAACTGGTCACAATCCGCAACAAGCGCGGTTTTGCTCGCCAAGAATGGCAAAAGCTGCGCGAGCGCAACGAGGCGCTGGACACACGGGTCTATGCACGGGCTGCGGCCTGGATCCTCGGGGCCGATCGCTTTGATGAGCGCATGTGGCGGCAGCTGGAGAAACAGGCCGGCGTGGAAACGGCAGCCATCGCGCAATCCGCTGAGACTGAGAAATCAAATGAACCTCAAGCGGGACGGATTGCATCGCCCCGGCGGCGCGGCTGGAAGATCAGCACGCCCAAATACATGGAATAACCGATGACACTCGATGAGCTCAAATTTCGTCACAGTGCGCTGTTGACTGCGCGCTACAGCGGCACGCGGTCTGTCAGCTATGACGGCAAGACTGTGAATTACGGGACCGACGCCGAACTGGCGGCTGCAATCGGTGACGTCGAACGTCGCATCGCGAAACTCGAGCGCAGCGCTGGGCGCGTGTTGCGCCCACATGCCGTGAAAGACCTATGATGAACTGGCGGCAGCGCCTTGGGGCGTTTATCGGCGGGTTTGACGCGGGCCAGCACCATCGGCGCCTGCGCGGGTTTCAAGCAACGCGGGCCCATGTGAACGCGCTGATCGCGGCATCCGGTCCCGACATCACCGCCCGTGCCCGCTGGCTGGTGCGCAACAACGGCTATGCCGTGAATGCGGTCGAAAGCTGGGCCGCAAACACTGTCGGCGACGGGATCAAACCGATCTCGAAGATCGCGGACGCTGCACTCAAGGAAGAGCTGCAGCGGCTCTGGCTCGCCTGGACCGACGAGGCTGATGCCGAGGGGCTGACAGATTTCTACGGGCTACAGCGCCGCGCCGCGCGCGAGGTATTCTTGGCGGGCGAAGTCTTCATTCGGATCAGGCCGCGCCGGGTCGAAGATGGACTGACAGTGCCCTTGCAGCTGCAGATGCTGCCCTCAGAAATGCTGCCGCTTCATGAAACAGGCGTGGCGCGCAACGGCAATGCGGTCCGCCAGGGGATCGAGTTCGATCGCATTGGGCGGCGCGTCGCCTATCACTTCTTGCGCCGCCATCCCGGCGACAGCACCGACCCGGGTCTCTCAGGTGAGATTGTTCGCGTTCCCGCCAGCGAGGTCATCCACGTCATCGACCCAGTCGAGGGCGGGCAGCTGCGCGGCGTGTCGAAACTCGCGCCGGCCATCGTGAAGCTATTCCTGCTCGACCAATATGACGATGCCGAACTCGATCGGAAAAAGGTCGCGGCGATGTATGCGATGTTCGTGACCTCGCCTGCGCCAGAGAACCCACTCGCCCCGTTGGATGATGAGGAGATGCCCGCAGGCGTCGAGATCAGTCCAGGCCAGATCGTGCGCTTAGATCCCGGCGAAGATGTGACCGTGGGCCAGCCCGCCGACAGCGGGGCGACTTATGAGCCGTTCCAGTACCGCACGTTGCTGCAGATCTCGGCAGCACTCGGCATCCCCTATCCCTATCTCGCCAATGACATGGTGAAGGGAAACTTCTCAAACTCGCGGCTCGCGTTGATCGAGTTCCGCCGCCGCGTCTCCGCCTGGCAGCATTCGGTAATGGTCTATCAGCTCTGCCGACCGCTCTACGCGCGCTGGCTGGATCTGGCCGTTCTGTCCGGCGTACTAGCCCTGCCGGGCTACGAGGCGGACCGCCCGCGCATGCTGGCCGCCGACTGGCTGCCGACCAAATGGGACTGGGTCGATCCGCTTAAAGACGCCAATGCCGAGATCGCCCAGATCGAAGCCGGGCTCAAATCACGCACTCAGGCAATTGCCGAGCGGGGCTATGACGCGGAACAAGTCGACAGGGAGGTTGCCGCGGAGCGCGCACGCGAGCGCGCGCTGGGTCTTGATTTCCGCCGGCCGGGGTCGCCCGCGCAAGGGGTACAAGCCACTCCAGTAAATGACGACGGAGACAACAAAGCCGATACTACAGAAAACGCCGCAGATCACATTCGTACTGACGAGGAACAACCCTGATGCTCCATGCCCGCATTGCCGCGCGCGCCTTCAATACGCCACTGCTCGTTGAACCGTCCAAAGCCATGGCGTTTCTATCAGGGCTCGGGCCACGTCTTCTGGGACGGCCGGTCGATCTCTCTGATCACGACGATGCATCAGATAGCGCCGCACATCTTCCCGCAAAGGCCAGCATTCTGGCCGGCAACCTCGCCGACCTCCTAAAGCAAAATGGCAATACACCCTACGCGGTCGTAGACGGCATCGCGGTAATCGAGATCTCGGGCGTCTTGATCCATCGCGGCGGCTGGATCGGACAATCCTCTGGCCAGACCAGCTATGAGGGGATCGCCGCACAGATCGAAGCAGCAGCGCGCGATCCTTCTGTTCGCGCGGTGGCGCTTGAGATCGACAGCTTTGGCGGAGAGGTGGCGGGCATCTTCGACCTGGCTGACCAGATCCGCGCCCTGCGCCGTAACAAACCTGTTTGGGCTTTCATCGCCGAACACGCCTTTTCAGCGGGCTATGCGTTGGCCTCTCAGGCGGACCGCATACTGCTGCCGCGCACCGGCGCCGTGGGCAGTATCGGGGTTGTGGTCATGCATGCCGACCTCAGTGATCAGCTGGATCAGGTTGGGGTGCGGATCACGCTGATCCACTCGGGCCAGCACAAGGTCGACGGCAATCCGTATGAGCCGCTACCCGAGAGCGTGCGCGATGACATCCAGCGCGAGATTGATGTGCTGCGGTTCCTCTTCGCCGAAACTGTTGCCGCTGGCCGCGCTGGCCAGGTGAGCCAGGACGCTGCTCTGGCGACCGAGGCCGGGACATTCCGTGGGACGGATGCTGTTGCCGCGGGCCTAGCCGACGAAGTGATCGACCTCACCCGTGGCTTCGCCCGCTTCCGCGAGAGCCTATCCGCCCCATCGCCCACCGCGCGACTGCCACGCGCAACCTACCCCCGAGCAAAGGAGGCCGCCATGAGCGCCAAAACAGATGCCACTGAAGCAAATACTGAGCCCACTGACACCGAAGACACCGTCCTGGAGGGCGTGAGTGAAGAAGATACGAAAGAAGACGAAGGAGACGTGAACCAAGAGAACCCCACACCCGCCTCAGCGGTATTACCTGCGCCGGTGCCAACCGCCACGGAACCATCCAATCTGGCAGAGGTCTCTGCGCAGCTGCGCCAAGAAGCCGCCGAAATCACAGACATCGCCGCCCAAGCCGGCCGCCTCGGCATAGCGATCGATGCAGCGAAGGCCCTGCGCGAAGGTACTGCCCCGGAGGCTTTGCGCCAATTTGTCTTGGAGCAGGCCAGCGCCGCCGCAGATGCACGCGACATTGTAGCTGCCCCACCTTCGCCTGTACTGCCCAAATCCACAGAAAGCCCGATTGTAGCTGCCGCTAAGAAAGCTGCCTCGGCCGGTCGCTAAATTTGAGTAGCCTCCCGCTCATTGCGAACCGCCCACCTGATCCCCCGTCGCTCCTCCCCGGCGGGGGATTTCTTTTTCCTCCTCAATCTTCTGGAGATGCCCCATGTCCGTGCTGACCCAACCGCCCACCATGGGCGATGTCCTCAAATACGAGCTGAACCCGAACTTCACCCGCGAGACCGTCACGCTGCTGGCAGGGACCAACTACCCTGTTGGCGCTGTGCTTGGCCGCATCACCGCCAGTGGCAAGATGAAGCGCAGCACGGCCTCCGGCAGCGACGGCGCGCAGAACGCAGCCGCTGTCCTGCTTTACGACGTTGACGCAACGGCTTCTGATGCGACCGGCATCGTCGTCCTACGCGGTCCTGCCATCGTGTCCAAAGCGGCGCTCGTGTTCGACGCGAGTGTCGATGACGCGGCTAAGACCGCCACCAAGCATGCCCAGCTGACAGCTCTTGGCATCATTCCCCGCGATGCTGCCTGATCCGGCGGACCGCCCGTTCTTCTCGTCGCGTTTTGACGCATCACCTCTCATTCCCCGGAGTTCTCCATGACCCTCACCCGCAATCCGTTTGACGCAGGCGGCTATTCGCTCGCCGAGATGACGCAGGCCATCAATATCCTGCCCAATCTCTACACCCGCCTAGGCCAAATCGGCCTCTTCCGCTTTGAAGGCGTCACCCAACGTTCCATTGTCATCGAACAGCGCGAAGGTGTCCTCAGCCTCCTGCCCTCGGTCCCGCTGGGCGCGCCAGCCACCGTTGGCACCCGCGAGCAGCGCTCAATGCGCAGCTTTGCGCTGCCCTGGATCCCGCATGACGATGTGATCCTGCCCGCCGACATTCAGGGCATGCCAGCTCTAGGTGTCTCTGATGCCGCCGATCCACTCGTCGATGTCATGAATCGCAAGCTGACACTGATACGCCGCAAGCATGCTCAGACCCGCGAATATATGGAAATGAATGCGCTGCGGGGCATCGTGAAGGATGGCGCGGGCACGACCCTCTACAACTACTTCTCCGAATTCGGAGAAGTAGTTGTAGAGGG